CCAACAAGAAGGCTCCTCTTAGATGCTACAGATGATCTGTTCATGATTTGCAGCATGTACCCATGGGGAACTCCAAAGCGAAGTCCTGTGCGGAATAGCGCTCCAGTATTTGGATATATTATAACCTCTTCTGAAGACTCAGGGTGAGAGAAATAGATATCCAATCCTGCATCTGAAGGGTTGGAACGAGTTGGTGGAACTACATTATTATGTGTAAACGTATATTCTAGAATCATTTTCCTTCTCCTAACAGTACAAATCCTTGTGGCGTATAAGTACTGGTTACTGGTTTATTATCAACCCAATGATATTCCCAACCATCATCTGTTCGAGGCTTGTTATAGCACACAGACTCAAATGGAAAGCCATTGTTTTTTAACCATTGTTCAGTTACATCGGCATGCTCACTAGTCCTAGCAGTAAAGAAAGTTACTCTATTACCTTCTTCTAAGACTTTGTTAACCATATCCAAAGCACCATCAATTGGCTTTGCTGACAAGAAGCGATGTGCTTCTTCATTTGGTACGTCCTCACAAACTGTACCGTCAATGTCAATAAGATATATTGTTTTATTCATTTGTCTCCTCCAAACTTTTGATCTAAATCGTATTTAGCCTTGGCAGATGCCATGCTCATTGAGAATATGGCTATAACAAAGAAAACCAACATGCTCCATCCGGGACTAATCCCCAGATTTTCAGACAACTTAATCACTAGTGCCCATATGGCACAAACTATTATAAAGAATCCCAGTCCTTGTAGTCCGTTCATCACCCCTTCTTTCATCCATTTACTCATTTTTCCTCCCTTGTTGGTTCCAAGTATTTTATTGCTTCTTCTGCTTCTGTGATTGTTTTTATAAGTTTAACAACTTCCCCCACAATATCAGGATGCTCCCCGATGCCTGTAGGATTCGAAAGATAGACACCGAGATTAGCCTCTGCCCTTTCTTTTGTCGCTCTGAAGTGTGCTAGAGCCGCTCTGGTTAAACCGTGATTATCTCTGCTTTTCATTTGCCACCTCCAAACATTTTCATCCACACGATTGTGAATACCGATACAAGCACGATTGTTCCTATAAAAGTAATCATTCTTCCTCCTGTGGTTGCATTGCTTTGAGAATCGCATCGAACTTTGAAAACGCAGTGCGTAAAGAGTTCATTGATGACTCCATCTGCTCCTTTGACAATTCGCCAAAGTCTTCTGCTTCATACTCTTCTAAGTATGAGTTATATGTTTCTGCGAGAGCATAGGCAGCGATAGCCAAGTCTCCCTGTGTTAAGCCAGACGATTGTTCGGGCTCTTCATTTGTTACTTCCATTTTTACCTCCATTAGTGGTTGTTACTTATTATACGTTTGACAAACATTCTTTATTCAATTTAAAGTACTTTTTCTTTTTCCGAAAGGTAGTTATATTAGATACTATGGGGGTTATATGTTATGTTGATGTTATTGTTTATTATGTCTTGCATGTCCGATGGGATGCTAGCATACGAAAAAGAGGTTGAGGTATATGTAGAGGTTGAGTCTGAGTGCGAAGTGATAGAGGACACTGACTATGACTTTTCAGATCTTTGGGTTGATTCTTTTGTTCAGATTCGCTCACTGGATGGTGTTGATATATTTTGGGTTATTGATCCTTCAGGCTCTATGTTTGATGATCAGCCTGCAATCTTGGCAGGTATCCAACTCATGATGAGCAGTTTGCCTGCTGTTGGGTGGAGATTGATGATTATTCCTTCTGATTACCGTGAAGTGACAAACTTAACTTCTTTCCCTATTGTTCCGGGTGATACAATAGCAGATGTTGAAGCGATGTATAACGATCATATCAATGGACAGTATGAGGCAGGCTTTGATGCTGTGATAGAATATATAGACTTCAATCAATACGCCAATACTTGGCTTAGGGATGATGCTGCTCTTCTAATTGTTTTCGTCTCTGATGAGAATGATCAGTCTAGAGAGCATGTAGCCAATGAGTTTGAGTTTATAAACTGGGCATTAATGCAAAGATCTCACACCTTTGTTGCTAGCATCATAAACTTACCAAATGATGTATCTGAATGTACTTCGAATGTGCCAATGCAGAATGTTGGAGAGAGATACGTTAACGCCACAAACTACTTCGGCGGTAATATTGTCGATATCTGTTCCGAAGATTGGAGTGCCGGTGTGGCACAAGCAGCAGATCAAGTCGTTCCTTATGAATGGATTGACTTGACACACGTTCCGCTAGATCCCAATTGGATATACGTTTATATAGATGGCATCCTAAATCGTGATTGGACTTACGACGCCACCTTAAACAGGGTTGAGTTCACTGTTATTCCGACAGGCAACTCTTTGGTTGAAGTAGTTTATAACTATTGAGATTTTTTGTCTTCTTCAAGCATTTTAAGTTGTTTGCTTGTCAGTTGCATATTATAAAGTTCAACTCCATCTTCGAGATATCGCTGAATTGTTTTTGTTTCTTCCAAGATTAGGGCATCTCTATCCTCGCTCTCGAACTCTTTTAAGATTGTCCATTCGAATGCTTCTTTTCCATACTTATTGAAGTCCTCTTGGAGTGGTTTGTTTATGTGATAGTCCCCTCGGAGGCGGATGAGATGTTCTTTCCATCTCAATTCTCCTTTTGTTGTCTCGCCGATGTACACCTTGTTGTTTTCCAAGTTCTTGATTTTATATGTGCAATTTGGTTGTTCTGCTACCTTTTCGGCATGACGCTTTGCTATCTTTTCTTTGTTTTGAACATAATGCTGTGCACGATATTCTGCTATCTTTTCTTTGTTTTGGGCACGATACTGGGCTGAGTATTCGTTCAACTTTTCTCTGTTTTTTGCATAGTACTGTGCTATCTTTTCTTTGTTTTGAGCACGATACTGGGCATCATATTCTGCTTTCCTTTCTTTGTTTTGGGCACGATACTGTGACAGGCAAGCCTTGCATCCTGATCGATACCCGTCTTTACTAGCCTTACGCTTATGAAACTCCGTCAACGGAGTTTCAATTCCACATTTTGTACATTTCTTTGTATTCACTTCTGCCCCTTGAGAACCAACTCAATTAAGTCTGACTTGCTCATAGCCGTTACTTCCTTTCTTGATAGACTGCCTGACTTTACTTCCGGGCTATAGTCTTTCTTGTATCCGTCCTGAACCATCTGTTCTGCAATCTTCATTCGCTCAATTGCAATATCAACATATTCTTCTGATATATCGATACCTAGCCAACGTCGTCCATTGATTGCTGCCATCTTTGTGGTGGTTCCTGCTCCTACAAAAGGATCTACAATGAGATCTCCTTCCTTTGTCCAAGTCATAACGTGATCTTCTGCTAGTGATTCCGGAAACATTGCCGGATGTTTGAAAGCAAAGTCGTCATTTGTTGTATACTTTTTACCAGTATTATACTTCCAAACGTTGTGACGGGGGGAAAAATTAGGCGTAGGCTTTCTGTTCTTTGCCTTTACGAGTTCGCCGGCTGCGTTGCGGTTCGTTGATGTTCCGAACGATGTGTAGCCGCTCCACTTGTTGGGCTTGTCACAGATGAGGTTCGCTGTCTTTGGCTTCCCCTTGCTGAATACGAACATGTACTCAAACACCTGAGAGTATCTATTGCCTGTACGTCTAGCAGGGAAAGAAGAGCCATTCTTCTCATAGATCATTGTATCGTGGATGTTTAACCCTAACTCTTGAAAGAAGATGGCTTGTCGAAAAGAAGAGCCAGACTCTGAACCTTTCAGTACTGCATCTCCAACAACCCATACAATGACTCCGCCCTGTGCCAACTTTTGATACATCTTACGTGCAATATCTTCAAATGGGAATGAGTACCCATTGTAGTTTCTCAATTGATCGTAAGGTGGCGAGGTGATAAATGCATCTACAGATTCATCCTCTAATTGATCCATCACCTTCACACAGTTTCCTAATATAATTTTATTCACTTTCCCTCCCTTTTCATTTCTTTTAAGCATTGTTTGAACCGAACTATGAACTCTGACGCTGCCAACAACTCTCCGACTAGCATATGTGCTTGTTCTTCAGGTGTTGAACGATCAGTCAAAAACATTAACAACATTCTTTCAATAGTTTCAGTCTGTTTTATCTTCTCTTTAATTTGTTTCTTTGTAAGCATAGTAAACCCTCCTATAGTATATACGGTTGAAGGGCACTATTTATTCATTTTTTTTATTCCCAACCGCACTCCTTGAGAGCCTTGCGTACGTCTTCCAAGGCATCGGTAAGCCTCTTGCGCTTTATTGTCCTTTCATGCCCCAAAACAAAACCTTTCCAAGTTCCCATGTGCCTAAAGAGTTGTACAACTAAGTCTCCATTTTCATTAAAGTATCTGAAGTTATTATTTTCTATTTCCCATTTGTTCTTTACCATTTCTCCTCCTTAGCCCAATAGCCTGAAACGTTTCCCAACTGAACGTGTACTAAATCCCCATTGTTCTGAGTAATCTAGCCTAGCCATGTAGGGCTGATTAACATACACTGTATCTGTGTCCCTAGGGTTCCAGCACTTAATGTCAACCATTGCATTGTTTGAGTCCACAACTTTAAGAATCCAATAGTCCTTGCCCTTAGTTGTTTTCTTCTTTAGTAACTTACGTGGCACAAACCATACCAACAGTTGATCGTCTCCACTAGATTCCACAGACATTGCCATCTCATATTCTGAGATTGGGACTACCGGCAGTTGTTCTAATTTTATACGAACGTTATCACTCATTACTAGATCAAACGGAAAGATACCAGTTAAGTCCGACTTCTGAGATATCAACTCGTCTCTAGAGAAGTCTCCCTCGTGCTTATATAATTCTATATTCTCTCCAAACTTCTTCTTGTTCTTGGGACGATCAACAACTACGGCACTCCAGAAGTGCTTCATACCAGTGAACCTGTCGTCCATCAAATGATCACACGCTCCTGCTCTCACAAGCACGTCTAGAGCCTTTTTATTGAGTTTGCTATACTTGACGTCAGGGTTGAATAGAAAGTCCTCTACAGTGTTAAATGGGCGGTTATTAACCACCTGTTCCATAGCAGATGCACCTAGTCCTTTAATTGTAGTCAAAGGCTGAAGTAAAGAGTTAGATGACGAATCATATTCCCATTGCTTTCCAGATATGTTTACATTAAGTTTAGAGATGGTATATCCCAAAGTCTTCGCAGTGGCGATTGCAGACTCTTTCTTCTTATCTGAAACTTTATCTAGATATGCTGCCAACCACTCACCCTCATGATAAGTCATAAGCCAAGCACATTGATACGAAATCATAGAATAACACACGGCGTGTGACTTGTTAAAGCCATAACCTGAGAAGTATTCAAACGTTTGCCACATTGCAGTAGCGTCTTCTCGTCGCATTCTCTTCTGAACGCAGCCTTTGATAAACCTGTCTCTGATGGAGTACATCAATTCAGCACCTTTACCTGTACCTTTCTTAGTCAAGAGTTTACGAAGCAAGTTACCCTCATCCAAAGAGATGCCATCTCCCAACTTGTGAGCCAGTAGAGCAATCTGTTCTTGAAAGATTAGAAAGCCATACGTCTCTTCTGTGACGTCACGTACAATTTGGTTCTCATAGAACACATCGTCTGGTGCATCTTTAGCCTTTACATAGTCTTCATGTACGCCGGCAGATAGTGGGCCGGGACGGAAGATAGAAGTGATAGCGGAGATGTCAACAATAGAAGATGGCTTGACAGACTTACAAAAGTTCTGTGCTCCAGACTCTGTGAACTGAAAGATTCCAGCCCACTTACCTTTATGAAACACATTCTTATATACTCTCTGATCATCGAAGTTCAGAACAGAGGGATGCAAATTCTTGTTATAGAACTCCTTAACCTGCATGAATGATGGATTCATGTTACCTTGCTTCTTGAGTATTCGTTCGATGGCGCCTTGAATCATACGAAGGGTTGTTAAGCCAAGTAAGTCGAACTTAATGAAACCCATTGGTTCAAGTTGACGGACGTTCTGTCCCTCACTCCATGGAGTCTGAATTACACCACCTGATTGAATCAAGGGCATGTGACTGTCCAAGTTCTCTGCGATCACCACGCCACCGGCATGACGAGAGCAAGATCGATATTGCCCAACCATAGATTTGACATGCTTTTCTACTTGTGGATATTTCTCCAAGAAAGACTTGAGAGTACTTGAGAACTCTAACACCTCTTCCCATGTGGGAATATACATACCTGCTTTGATACCATGCTTCTTCTTGGCAAGCGGAGTTGCTTCAGCAATCATTTTACCTGTTACAATGTTAACTTCTTTAAATTCAATGTCATACATCTTAGAGATGTCCTTGATTAAAGACTTTAACTGTAGCGTGTTCCAGTTGGAGATAGGAGCAACGCAATCAGTTCCCCACTCCTCAATGAGATGATCTTTAAGTTCCATAGGCTCCGCCACATCATAATCGATATCTGGGTAGTCCTTAGCGTCTTTACGTAAGAAACGTGAAAACAGTAATCCATACTCAATAGGATCAACCTGTGTTATGCCAAGTGCATATGCTACTAAAGATCCGGCTGCTGAACCACGTCCAGTACCTGTGAGCATCATATTAGATGCTTTGTCTGCCACTGCTTTCATAGTCAAGAAGTACTTTGAGAACCCACGTTCTGAGATTACAGACAGTTCTTCGTCAATCCGTTCTTTGTAGGTTTTGGCTGTCTCCTTGTTTGCTCTGTTCTGATCTTTGAGGATATTGAACATCCCTTCAGTTGTAAGGCGCTTAAGATAGCCATCTTCAGTATATCCAGACGGTACAACAAAATCTGGTAATCGTACTGTATTGTCCGGAAGGAAGTCTTGGATACGTTCAAAGGCAATAGTTTGTGTCTCTTTGATAGACTCTAGGACAATATCATCGTCATAGGATACTCCACACTCGTTTGCATATCTCTTGTATGATTCCCACATTTGTTCTGCGTTCTTAGGATAAAGTTCGCACTCTAGTTCTTGAACCTCAGCAGGAAGGGACATGTCTAGCCACTCTGGTTTAGATCTACCAAGCCAACCAAGTCGCTTATATAGTTCTCTGTCTTGCCATGCTTCAGGTGTTGGATAGTGAGAGTCTGCTGTAGAGATCAACTTAAGCCCAGTCTCTTTATGGATCTGAATTATGTGACGATTAAGTTCATGTTGTTGAGGAACACGATTCCATTGCAATTCTCCATACCATCGATCACCCAAAATAGATTGAAAGCGTTCTGTTAGACGTCGCATCTCGCTTAAGACGGCTTCATCACCTTCCTCGTGAAGGCTCCAGTAAGCACCTGCATAGACTCCCCCCAAACAAGCAGAGGCTGCAATAACATCTTCTCCATACTTCTCTAAGAGTCCGAAATCAACTCTAGGCTTACGATAAAAATAGTCACCCTTGTGAGACTCAGACACCATCTTAAAGATGTTGTTAAGCCCCTTCTGGCTCATAGCAATAAGAATAAGATGACGAGAGCGATTAATGTCAGAACGTCCTTTAGACTTAGATTCTCCTTCTGTTTCGATTGAGATTCCTGATGAATCGTCTTTGATCTCTTTCTTGCGCTTCTTGTCTGCTTTTGCTTGTTCATACTTTTCTCTCCATTCTACTACGTCTTCAATAAAATATGCTTCAACACCAAAGATTGGCTTGAAGTCTTTTCCTGCTTCTTTCATCTTCTTGGCGTGGAGTACCTGATAAGCAAATCCATTCATGTTGCCGTGATCTGTTAAGGCAAGTGCTTTTGAGCCATTGGAGTGGGCATAATCCATGTGATCCTGTGGATAGCCGAAGCCATCGAAAGGAGAGCCAACTCCAGAATGTGCGTGTAAATTAACGAAATCGATATTCTTGATATCCATAAAATAACCTCCCTAGTCATGTGTTGTGTATATACTATACGTTCTAGGAGGTTATTTTATTCAAATAATTATTTTATATTAGTCAATCTGATTCTGCATTAACATTTGAAAATACTTAAACGCATCCATTCTGTTAAATTCTGTTCTGTCTGAAGACTGTGCTTGGCGCAATGCTTTGGAAAATTGATTACTTACAGCCTCTCCGGGGCCGGAGGCTAATTCAGAACCGTCATCCCTACGAGTTGTTATAGACTGTTCTTGAGGCTCTTTTCTGTTACTTGGATAAGCACTCCAACTTGATTTAACTGCTTCGCGATAGACTGGCATAAACTTTCGCCTAATCACCATCACATCTGCTTGCGAGAAGTTGTCATATTTGGCTTGATCTTTAAGATATTCATCACTTGCCTTGTATATAAAACTCAAAAAAGAATTAGGGCTGTCTTCGAAAAAAGAACTGAACTGAGGGAAAGACAATTCGCCTAATTCGGTACTGATTTCATTTAGTAGTGCTTTGTTTTCGTACAGCACTTTGGTTAACTCTTCTTTTACGAGTTGTTTGATATAAGATTTTGTCACTTTCATTTTTGCTTCTCCTTGAATGAATGATTTTTTTATTTTTTTATACTTGTACAAACTCAAGTGGCAAATCGTCGGTTATTCCGGCATCTTTTCTCAATGCTTCAATAGAAAACTGATCTCCAGAAGCCGCCTTTTGGATCATGCCCCAATATGGCTGTTGTCCTTTTTTGATAGTATACGGCTTGTCAACGTGCTTCGATGAAAGCGTTGCGCTTTCTTTACCTATTCGCATAAGGTGATTTTCGCCACGCTGATTGGCAAAGTCCGAATCGATGCCTTCGTTCAATACCATAGTTAACTCTTCTTTGATGAGTTGCTTGATATAAGATTTTGTTACTTTCATTTTAAATTCTCCTTAAATGAACGATATTCGAAGTAAATAGTTAATTAATTTCTTATTATCAATTATTCTAATAAGTTTTTCTTATATCTTGAAGGCTCTATCCATTTCTCAACAACTGGTTTTGAGATCTCAATGTTTGATTCTGCCCATTTCTTATAACCATCAAAAGAAGTGGTGTCAAAATAGTAAGACAAGTCAAGTGTTGTAGCGTCCTCTCCAAGTTGGGAGAATACATCTTCGAGTTGAAAATGCCTTCCACTCCACCTTTCTTCTGCAGGGAGTAGTTCTCTAGGTATACCATCTTCGTTTTTCTTGCCTCCCGGCACATACCTACCTGTACCTTCTTTGCGAACCCATGCTCGACAGTTTATAAAGTCTTCCTCGTTGAATGTAAAGCCTAACATCTTGCCTTGCTTGATCCCTTCTCCTTGTGAAGTGATTCTAAATCTCTTGTGAGTGGATATTGGCTTCCTGTACTCTCTAATCATCTCTGGAGGATAGATGCTCCACGGGAAAGCAACGTAATACATATTAGGCACTACCCACTTGGAAAGTTGATTAGACACCCTGTAAGCCATGTAAGCACCTTCTATAATACTCCATCCATATGAATCTCTCTTATTCCTGTTCTTAATGTCAATCGACGTAAAATATATCGGTATCATTGATCTTTTTGCAAATCTATCGGGATCCATTGGACGATGATAGTTTACCGGATCATAAACATAATCTCCTACCACTTTCTTAAACATTGGTTGGATATCTGGATCAGCAACTATCCATATTGTCTCACAGCCTGCCCATGCACATTCCATGATTGCTCTATGGATCATCAGGTAATTGTCATTGATCGGGAGCATACATGGGTGATAAGGTAGGTTGTATTGCAGAGGAACAGAAGACAAGGGGATTATTCCTGCCAAATGAAAGTTAAGATTACTCAATGGAATTCCTCATCTAAAATATCATATTCAATAATATCTTCAATAGAATCAGCAATTCTAGCCATTATTGGAGATATCTCTCTTTCGCCCAAGATCAGTTCAAACTTCTTTTCCATATTCCAGAATATGGAACTTTGAGTTCTTAACCTTACTGCTGTCTGGCTATATTTCCAATGATCTAAGTTATCTTGACTGATGATAGACTTTGCACACGCTTTATGCTTTCTGCCCTTGTCTTTCATGAACACAGTCTCATATGCAATAGTATCTTCAAATTCACAATCTTGTGACGGAAACAAATTTGCCGATAGATCATAAATCTTGTTCATATGAATATAGTCATTAACCATGTAAGTTTTGTTTCCTAATGTATACTTGGGAAAATCAAAGAGTATCGTTTTCTTTGAATTGACATTAATTATCTTATTGTCTGCTCGGATTGTAAACATTCGAATGTTCTGCCCCATGGGGATTGATTCTGTGAATGTATTCTCGAAGACTCCCTGAAGTGGCATCAAGCCCATAACTCCTAATCGATATGCCATGATATTCCACAATTCTAGCCTTTGCATGCCTCTAGACTCTTTTTTCCCTGATAAAAGTTCAAACTCCGTAACATTGTTCTCAACCTGAATCCTAGACAGATCTAAGTCAGAAGATAAGTGATAATGAGGTAGCGGCTTCAATGTCTCATCCGCAAAAATTGGGATTTGATACTTGAATGCTGTAACCATTGCTTGAACCGTACTACCGATTATTATTTTGTCAAAGTAGAGATCTGTCTCACGATGTGGATTTGGCTTCACTCTTCACCTTCCTATATGCATTAACTGTCACTGGGAACAAATCTGTTGCTAATTCTAGGCATGCTTCTGCTACCTTCTGTATCTCCCACTGCGCTCCTTCATGTGTCCTGAGTTCCACAAACTTCAAAAGATTATTAAGATTAACTGTGCCGTAATATTCTGTGTATAAGTTTTGTGGCAAAACTCCTCTAGCCTGTTCCCTGCATACCCCAGCATCGATCAACTTGTTGAAGAAGTCTAATGACTGGACATGCCAAGATTTCATAGCGTCAGATGCTGAAATATAGGAATCGATAAATTGTGGTGTAATAGTAGGGTTGACAGTATTATCCTCATTAGATGCCTGCCTATTGCTCTCATGTTGGGTTCTGAACTCTAGAGGTTCATAAAACTGGAGATTTTTGTCCGTATAACGTCTACTAATCTCGTTATAACTCCAAGTGCGGTGCCTATGATGCTGAGAGCGAACAAACAAAGGCACAACGAATTTAAAAGTAATAAGATTATGCTCAAGTGTTGATGTGTGGCGATGCTTAATAAGGTAATTGATAAGTCGCTTGTCTCTCCTATCGAGTTCGGACTTTTCGATACCAAAAGAAACCCTTGCAGAGTTAACAACAGTGATGTCGCTGCCCATGTAATCAACAAGGCTAACTGAGCCAATATTGTCTCCGTAAGTAAAAATCGTTCTGTTATTAGCATTACTTTTGTCATCAGTCCCATTCATTTTGCCTCCATAAGTAGTACTATATAGTTTTCCGATACTATATGATACATTTTACCTTCAATCAAGATATCTTCAATCATAGAGTTCTCCACATATGCTTCGCCACTATATTCTCTTTTACAATCATCAGCACATGCAATGATGTTGACTTTAGCATATCTCTCTACTTTTGTAGTTTTATAATCTTCCGGAAGCAAAAATGTGCCTTCCTCTTCTTTAATCTCTTTAATTGGTATCTCTACCAATAAATGTCTATTAACTGGTTTCATAAAAAAAATCCTCCTCTTGGTATATATTATACGTTTGAGGAGGATATTATATTCAATCTAATTTAGAAGATTTCGCAGGAACCTCCGGCACAGGCTAACTCACCTGAGAGATTTGTTTGATCTTCTTCTTCTGAGACATTATCAAGATTAATTTCTTTCAAACTCTTGAGCATTTGATGATATTGCTCTTCTGTGCAGTCTTCAAATGGAGCCTGTTTATAAGAATGATCATTGAATGGCAAAACTGATAGTCCATTATAGGAATCACGATTATTCCACATCCATTCTCCTACTGTTTCCCATTCGTTATCTTTGATGGTTACAGTGGCAGAGACATTGTGTGAATTCTGTCCTTTTTGGTGTCCACCACGCACCCAAGAAGACGTTACAGCCTTAACCCTCTCTAACATGTCCATGGCACTCTCAGAACGCGTTATAGAGCCTTCAGGAGCCTTTTGTGGTGCAGAGATGACTGCAGTGTCATGTGGAGAGAAGTATTCATCCTCAACCAACTCTGGATGATGCTCTGCTAGGTGCTTATAGATTGCTTCGTTTTTTCCTACGCGGATTCTGCGTATATAATAATCATTATGCCACGCATGGATACCACTAGACGTCCCTAGAGTTAAAGAAGTTGTGCCTGCAGGCTTTACACAAGTGGTTCTTGCTGCCGGCTTGATACCAATCTGCATTGCTACACGACGATTCTCTTTCTTAACTTCCAATGAAGCCTTGCTCATGTCCAACTCCAAGACTCCACCTGAGGCGATACCTGTCATAGAAACTCCAACTAAAGCGTCCTTTTCAGTTGTGCGTTGCCACACAGGACGTAGGTAATGAAAATCGGTATACCCTGCTTGTAGAGTTCCAATAAATGCTGCTGCTTTTGCTCTCTTCTCTAACTCTTCTTGCGTATCAACATCTGAGACATTGATTTCTGTCAAATTACAAAATTGATACGAACGTAGAGCGATTTCACAGCATGGGTTTGTGCCCCAGTCTTTATCGTTAGAGAAATAGAATCCGGGCTCTCCTGCACCTGATGCTCTGACGCGTTCCCAAATGTCCATAAAGAATTCTTTTGTGACTCGATGGCGAAGCAGAACAACAGAATTGTTTGCTCGTCCTCGCTGAGGGTTGAGTTCCCACCAGTTTCCTGATTTTGCTGCCAGCATCTCAATGTCATCTGCTGAGAACAAAGAAATCAGAGCAGCACGACGGATACCGCCTGCCAATACTGCATCGGCAATGTGACACATAATATCATGCGCTTCGATAGTAGACAGTTTTTCACCATCCTCTTTCTGGCGTAAGATACCTTTAACCTTTACAATACACTCGCGAAGAGGCTGTGGGCCGGGTGCTTTACCACCGGAGGTTACCAACTTGGCACCTTTGGCGCGAATATCTGAAAAATCAAAACGAATCTTTGATGTTCCCTTGAAATAAGAATTCAAAAGCACCTTGATGGCGTCTGCCCATCCTTCGATAGAGTCTGCCACTAGATACCGTCGAGTTCTACTCTCATTTGGTTTACGAATTTCTGGTAATTTGTCAATATGATGTCGTTGAACAGAAAAGCCAACTCCAGTTCCTCCCAAAAGCAAGAACATTGCTTCTGAGAATGAGCGAAGATCATCAACGGGCATAAAAGCACAGTTAAAGATGCGATTAGGAGAAACCTCAATTGGCTTACCTCCAAACTGCATACTTCTCATAGACGGAAGTACTTTCTTATCAAATACCATCTTATATGTTTCAATAATCTCATCTGATAGGCTAGGGTACTTTTTAATATGCATCTCCATATTGCGAGTGACAAGTTCTTTCCAATTCTCTCGTCTCTGCTTGTCTTCCAGATATCGAGCGTATTTCATATGGACAGTTATGTCCGATAATATTTGATTTGATACTTCCATAATTAATTCTCCTTGTTTTTGTTGTTTTTGTATCTTTCGTATAAACTTGCTTTGTGCTCAGAGAGAGATTTTTCTTCAATCTCTTGCATTGTCTCTGTAGATTCGGAAAGTACTTCCATACTAACAGTACTCCAATCGGCAATAATTGGATATACAATTCCATCGACTCCATTTCTATTTTTTGCTACAAACATTCTTCCTGTGTTGTTAACTTTATCCTGTGCTGTCCTAGAGACAGAACAAATAAAGTCAGCGACAAAACATTTGTTAAATGCTTCAGATATTGACTCCATTGTGACAACCTCAGCGTTAAGTCCTGAACGGTTTGTCTGAGATGCTGTCCATAGTGGGCATTGGAACATTTGAGACATCCCACGTAATTCTTCATAAATATTTTCCAAATCATGTCTTTTCTCTCTAGAGATACTGACAGGCTTGAGCAAATCAGCGTAATCAACTATAATCATGCCTACTTCAATTCCTCTCTTTTTCAGTTTTTCTAAATGATTTCTGATAGTGTTGGTTGAGGCAGATTTAGTAGGATATTCCTTAATGATGAGAGAGCCTTCAATTTGACTAATTTCATCATAAACTTGCTCCTTGAAACTATTCAAGTCTGATAATGGCACTTTCGTGATGCAAGAGTCATAACGTCTTCCAATTACTTTATCAGAAAGTTCAAAGGTGTAGTGAACAACAGTTTTTCCGTTTTTAACTGCTTCTGAACCTAGGGCAGTCAAAACCATTGACTTACCTGCTCCAGTTGGCGCCACCACAACTCCCAATTCTCCCATACCGAGTCCACCACCTGTGATGTCGTCAACATGTGCCCAACCAGTAGATTGTGGATTTCGAGCCTTAAGGGCATATCTTTCTTCAAAGTCTGTAAGGTATTCATAACCTGCTTCATTTCCCAATCCTAGGGACAGTGCATCATTGATGATCTTGCTTATCTCATCAAATGAAGAAGACTGCATCAACTCTACAGTCTCCATTAGTGCTCCTTTTAGTTTCTGCTTTCTACAGAAATCTAGGCTTACACCCATAATATACTCAGAGTCTTCTACTTCTGATCCGTGGATTCTACCAAAGTACTCTTTAACCTGTCTTTGCAATGCTTCATGCTCAGAGTCTAGTTCTGTTCTTAGTATCGTAATCATCGTTTTGTATGTTGGATGAACTTTGTATTTTTCTCGATACATAAGTATCTTAGAGACAAATGTCTGCAGATATGACAGTTCAAAAAAGTTTATATCTAAAACTTCGGTAATCTGATCACAATAGTTTCTATCCTCTAGCATTAATTGTACCATTGATTCTTGAAAATGTTTTCCAAATCTGGAAAAATCTTCTGGCATTTTTTTCATATTCATTAACCCTCCTTTTTTGTTGTATAGTCTATACGTTTATGTTGTTTGTTTTATTCAGAAATTATTCTCCTCATTGTCTGCTCAAGTACTTCCCACTTAAGTGACATGAATCCGTCTTCTGATAGCATTAATTTAAAGCCTGTTAGATTAAAGTGCTTATCTCTATCAACCAAGCAGTTTTCAACCATTTGACGTCTCTGATAAGATACGGAAGGTTGATATAGTTGCATGATTTTATAATTTTCATGAATCACATCTTTATGTTCTAGAACTGCTTCTAGATACTTACTCTTCTTCTTATTTAGAAGTTCATTGGTAGCATTAAATAGATCTTGGGCACTATATTCTTCATCTTCTGACAAGAAAGGAAAGAATTTAACCACCCTTCCAAATCCAATTCCCGGCACTCCGGGAAGATTATCAGACGCGTCTCCAACCATTGCTCTAGCCAGTGCCATATTTTTTGGATGTATCTTTAGATCCTCTAAGATCCTCTTTGTGTTCAAGACTTCCCATGGCTTTTTTGCAGGACGCATTAGAATGGTTGTATCATCACACAACTGCATAAAGTCCTTATCATTTGAAAGTATGATCTTCTGATCCTGTGCCACTCCTTTAGCCTGAACAATCGCTGAGATGATATCATCTGCTTCAATGTCTTCAAACATGAATTGGCAAATTGGAAGATGTTCTAGATACTCTAATAGCCTAGATTGCTGCCACACCTTGTTGTTCTTCTCTTCTTGCAAGGAGAAGTCGTATCCCATATCTTTTGGTAGGTGAACAACCTTTCTTCCTGCTTTGTAATTAGCGTTAATTTGGCGTCTCTTTCTAGAGCCACCACTCCCGTCCCAAACGATTACTACATCGTCAGGCTTAGTTAGTCTTATAGACTTCTGTAAAGACTTCAGAAAGCCAATACAGCCACCTGAAGGGTTTCCTTGTATGCTAATACTTGGATCCCTTGCGTAGCACCTAAAAAACATATTAAGCGCATCAATAATTAAAATTTTTCTCATATTCCCTCCGTATATATTATACGTTTGAGGGGGCAACCTTATTCAATGTTTTATTCCTACTGCTAAAAGAAACTCTTCGCCCAAAGTTCCATCTTCCATCATCTTTTTAACAACGGCGATGGCTAGTTCTCTATTGCCGTCTGCTAGTTTGCTTTGAATCATATAAAACAACTCTTTTTCACTAAGATCGTTCTGTGTAATTCCAGAACCTTCAGGGGCATTACGCCAATCATGACTCATTCCTCCAAAGTGAGCGTCTAAATAATGCCCCATGAAGGGGTGGTTAATTATTTTTTGAACTTCTCTTGGGGAAATTTGTGAAGCAGATTTCTTTTGCTTCATATGTCTTCTGAGTCTAGACTCGTTTAATTGTTCTTTTACTAATTGTCTAATGTATGATTTTGAAACTTTCATTGATATATTCTCCTGTTTTGATATAAATAGTCACAAAAAAAACTCCCTACCAAACTAATGATAGGGAGCCACAACATACAACAAAGGAGTCATTTCGTACTACGTTCTACGTTTCGTTATCTTCGTAGTACTGGGATGCCTCGCCCAATCTTTTATCAAATTTCATGATGACTTCTTCATCAATAATCTCTAATACAATTCTTTTAAATTCTTCATCTTCTCGAACTATGTCGGCAAACTTTGATTTTTGGAACTTCTTTTCATATCCATTCTTCTTTAAAGTAAACCAAGCACCGCTATTGTTGATACACTCTGATGATGCGATTGCATCAAACCAAGATTCTTCATCTTGTATACCTACTTCGTCACCCCATAGAATCTTAAAGTTACACATTCTTCCATGTGTTCCAAAGCGAGATTTCTCTAACTTACACTTAACTTCGGAACCGATTCTATATCCTTTATCGTCAGTAACAAATGATGCTTTTGCTTTTCTCCCTGTTAGCCAAATTCGGAGGGAATATGAATATATCAATGCTTTTCCACCGGGAGTAAAGTAAGGCGTAGTCATTGCTTCTGAAGGGCTACGTGTGATATTGTCTTTCAACTGGTTTAGTACCAACAATGCGGAGTTGGAGTTCGAAATTGGCTGAAGTAATTTAGCCAATCCTTTAGATAGAATACGTGGCTTAACTGCCATAGTACTCTGTGGGTTAAAATCGCCTTCTAAGTCAGCGATAGCCGGGGTAAGAGCCAAACTATCCCACACGAATAGATTGTTTTCTTCTCCCGATGTCAAGATCGTCTCAATTGTTTCTAGTACGAACTCAACATTCTGAGCCTGAATGTATATGAAATCTCCATAATCTTCAACACCTTCTGTGTCTAATAGACATCCACATTCTTCCAAGAAATCAGAACTAATTGCCGACTCTGAGTCGAAATAATAAACATTATAACCTTTCTTTTGAGCATTTCCAGATATCTGAGCAGCCATATAAGACTTCCCAGTACCACTAAGTCCTGCTAATTCAGAAATCCTTCCAATTGGAATTCCTGCTTTTTTTCCTCTACATATAATAGAGTCTAGCCAAGTAGAGCCTGTAGGAATCCAATCATATACATCAGTTGGATTCTCTTGAGTTAAATCGTGTGCTACAGAGCCACCTGCTAACTTATTAATCATCTTCAATTTATCTTTGAAAGATAATTTACCAGCACTAGTGCTAGATTTTAAATTCTTCTTGCGAGCCATTTTAGTTTCCTTTGTTATACTTTATACGTTTGAGCATGTTGTTTTATTCAATTAAAAAGACAGTTTTTTATAGAGAACTGCCAAACTCTCGACAAATAAACCTTATCGACTAGAAGGTGCGTTACTTCTGCCACCTCCAGAAGGGTTTCCAGTAGTGCTCGGCCATCCGCCGCCATTACCTTGTCCTCTTCCGCCTGATGAACCTTGCGATCCACCTGATGATCCTCGTGAACCACCTGAATTATTTCCACTATTCTTTCCCATTTTGAACTCCTTTTTTATTTAAAATAAGGCATCTGTAACCCCATGCCTACCTGCGGAACGAAAATTAACGGTAACTTACCACTCAAAGAGAGATAAAATAAACGGGTAGTTTTTGAAGAGAACTACCAAACTCTTACTAATATAGGAGATAAATCTATGATAGTAATTCTTTAAAAGCCGCATCTACATCGGAAGACTCTGATTTGGAATACTTTGTAGTACCAGTAGAGTTATCCATTGTTGAAGAACCTGCTTCTGCATTTAGGAACTCTGACAACATTGTTTCAATTTCTTCTGTAGTCTTTGAATTAAAGTTATCTACAAATGAAGGCATTGAGTCCATGATTCGAACCGTCTCTTCGGAAGATTCTGTCAATGTACTTGGACGACGACGTGGAGTGATTTTAGTTACTGGGAACTGTGCTCCGGGTGGTTTGCCATAGTTGATAGTCAAGTCAGTACCGCCATCGGTATCAGTGATATCCCCATAGTCCGGATTTGTTACCAATCCAATCAATTCGCCATAAGCCGTCTTACCATAGCCCCACAATTTGATGCCTTGCGCTTCATCACCTCGTACTACTACAGGTGAGAAAAATCGCTCCTTTGCAAACAAGGTTTTACAGAACTTAAGTGTTTCAGTATCACCTGCCTTTTTTGCGTCATTGTAAGTGCTCCAAGCAAAGTTGCATACAGGGCAATCATCGCCATGCATCTTCTTAGGACACAAAAATCCGGGATTCTTACCTACATTATAATGAAAGTAGAATTGTTTGAACGGATCACCATCTTCGGGACATACGATACGAATCGTTTGATCTCCGTCTTGTGGTTTCCAAAATGCGTTTTGGGTTGAGTTTCCATTGCCGTTTCCTTGCAATGCATTTAGTTTTTGTTTCATCTTGTTAAAATCTATAGCCATAATATTTCTCCTTTGTGTTAATTTTGACTTTTGTCTAAAGTAGGAATGATTGAACTATCATCCCTCTATAGTATTATACGTTTGAGTTGTTTGTTTTATTCAAACTTTGTTAATCTAATTCATAATCTGATACGTACTTATATCCACCTTTTCCATCTGAAACTTTGTGATAAGTATCATCTCCACTCCAGCCTTGTTCTTCGGTTTCATAGGATTCCTTTACAGGGCGTCCTTTGTATGTTTTATTACTCATTAAACCTCCTTATTGATTTGAGTTGTTGAAATTGTTAAGAATATTCTCATCTGATTCAAATGAAACCACTTCTTCTGTGTTTGCTGTGCGCCAATTGAATGTACGCCATCCCTTAGATTCAAGATCCCAGACAGTTTCCAGTCCCTCTTTAAGGTTACGTGCTTTGCCTGTTCCTTTAGTATTGCTTTCTACAAAAGTAGTTGGCAAGTCTTGGGAACGAACAAAGAACATTGTTCGAATTTCTCCATTTGATTTAGAAAAAGTTCCACGATAGTATTTGATGTTTGTCATTTTATCTCCTGTTTAGTTGACATATTATATACGTTTGAAGCCTTCATTTTATTCAGATTGAATTTTCGATGATGATTTCAAAGCAAAAGAAAAGCCTTCTTCTAAATCTGTTGAATACACTCCAAAAGAAATTGACTTATCTCCTGATTCTGAGGAAGAGATATTTGTTAATTTTTCAAACAACTCTTCATCGTCTTCTATTCTTATACGATTGACTCCAAAGAAATATTCAATTTGATTAACATCTTTCATCTCAAAGCAATCTATAGACTGAGATTCATTAATATCTACAACACTAATGGTTCCTACTCTAGAACTGATGTATCTATCTCTAAATGTATCAAACACTGGATCTGAATTAATGTATATGTTATACCAATGTATTGACGTTGCAAGTAGTTTGTTGATCTTAGGGTAGAAACTCAAAATAGATGTCTTCCCAACTATGTCAGACATAGAGTTATTGTTAAATATAAACATTCTTTCAAACACACCTGATCTAGTATACTCCTGAAGAATGTGAAAATGTGCTCTATTTCTCATTATTGATTTCTTGTCTAGTGTAGATGAGTCTGGCTTGACATATACAATATTAATTTTCTTTTCTGTAAGTTCTTTCAAGATCCAAAGAGAACAAGCAGATACTTTTCCCGATCCGCAGACAATAAAATATACTTCCTCATCATCATCTAGCGAGCCTATGAGTTTTGTTAAATCTATTGGATTTGCATCATAGAGTTCTGCTGATTGCTGTGAAGGTATATAAAAACAATTCTTCTTTCTCTTATACTTATCCTCTGAGTCTAGTAAAAAGACTTTATACTGAGGATATTCTTTAAATAGTTCTGCTATCTTACATCCTGCTTTTCCTAATCCTATTATATTCATTTTAGTTCTTATCTCCTTATTTCTAATTGTTTTAGTTTATTTATAATATATTTTACTTAATATTATTATATTATAATCATTTTATTTTATTATTATAATATATTTTATATAATATTATATTATATATTAATTTTATTTAAATTATATAAATCCTTTCCTGCTGAAACAGTAGCAACAAATCTGCCCAATTTGGTGTTTCTGAATTCTTCAATAATCGGCTTTATAAGTTCCTTATCTTCGGAAGCAAAGTCCAAGATGACGCTGTCGTGAAGTGTGAACGCTATGTAACTCTTTCTGCCCTTCAAGAGTTCATAGATCGCCACCATTCTTTCTAGCACCAAGTCTGCACATGTACTTTGAATAAGGTAGTTTAAAGCATGATAATCATCACATTGTATTTTTCTTTTGAATATATTCTCAACTGAACCGTATATATAATATCTGCCCAATATTAAATCTCTATCATACTGCCCACTAGAGACTGTATCGTCTGAATTAGGATTATACAACCAAGCAAAGAATCTTTTCTTCGCTTCGTCTCTAGTACTATGATAGAGATTTTTTGCGTTATAGTCGTGTATATCTTCGTCTGGCTGATCTAATCCGAGTAGAGCAAGTACGACTCTTGCCTCTGCTGCATTGTAATCTAACTCAATAAAGAAATCATTGTTAGGCTTTATACAAGCCCTGTATTCTTTCTTCATGTTCATTAGAGGTAGCGAATCACCTGAAAGGCTTAGTCTGCCCGTCTTAGAGCCGAATAAGTTATAGTCACAGTACGCATCTCTACTTGTAAATTTCTTGTAAAGAAGTTTTGCTTTTGGTTCAGTCCAAAAGTCTTGTAATACTTTTGTATCTAGGTTGACTTTTCGATACTTGATGTCTGATAATACTTGCTGCACTTGCAACAAATGATCATAGTTTTCTGGACGGGTGTACTTGTCGAATATCCAATTGCAAATTTGATTACGGATATTGCAATACTCCTTAAGAAATCTTTCTGGTGTCAAGTCAAAAAAGCAATTTTCAACTAGATTAACCTTTGCTAAGTGGTTTGAGCGAATGAAAGCCTTAAGTCTATTTGTGATCCTTTCCCAATCTTTCAAAAGATGAGATGGGCACACATCACTAAGGCTTTTTCCATTGACGTAAAGTTGAGCGTATTCGATAGGCATTCCATATAAAAAGTTTGAGTAACCCCAAGTCTTAGATAAGCCTTCCGGTATATCGTTGAAATGAAGTTCGCCATTGGAATACACACCGACACACTCTGATTTATCGTCGAGTGTTTGGAATAGCATATTTTCTCCTATAATTTGATTGTAAATGTGCTATTCTTATACGTTTGATGGGTGGAGAATATTCTATAATTTTCTTCTTTTTTGGTTCGAACCCCATAATTTGCGCCATCACCGACGATCAGACATGTTTTGTCATGAATATGATGTAGGCACTCTGTCAATCCATAATGCTGAAATACTTCATATGCCTCTTCGACAGACAAATCAAAGTATTCTTGATTCCATTCTTTTTTGGCTTCTTTTGCTCTAATATAGTAATACAACTCTATCAGTTTTCTGTCCGTAAAGTCAGTATCAGTTCTTTTCTTTCTATATGTCAGTTTGGACTTAGAGCCTTGTCCACATATCTTTGTCTCTGTATAGTAAGGGAATGAACTTAAGTAACTGTCATAAAAAGATAACATATATTTTCTAAGTGCGCTAATTTCAAAGAAGTGAGTTTGATAATAACACTTATCAAACATATCTTGAAGGTTTTTATAACCTTTCTCGTTCATTCTATGCTGCATTTGCGGCGATTCTAAATCTGCAACAAATCTCCATGGAGCATTTTTATCTACCATGAATCCATATGCATTTGCAATTTTCTGTATTTGCAAAAAATGTTCGTCTAAGATATATGAAGTATACTTCTTTTTATCGTCATCGTGTTTTGCTGTTGATATCTCAAAAACTAGCCCACTCATTGCTGGACTTGCAGCACGTCGTAACTGAAGATTGCTTCTTGTCATTGGGAATACAGGCAAAAACACATCTAAAAACAAAGTAAACTCTTTTATGTAGTCTCTATAGTTCTTGATCTTGTTAGAACCTTGCTTGGCATACTTTTTTATAAACCCTTGAAATATAGATTCCATTGTCTTATGGTGATCTGATAAACTATCAGTCCATCCGGTTTTCACCACAAATGAGTAATATGTGCTTTTTTTCTTTAATTTCTTTATCTCTTTCATCCTGTTAATCTTGTCTAGCATATCTGTCAGAGCCTCACAAACGAAATCTAAGAGCAGTACATCATCTGTTCCGGGTACAAGTCTAAGAAACTTGTTAGAAGGATACACAGGGCGATTATGGGTGTCTATACGTCCATATAGAATCTTATCATGTATGAAGTCAATTGATTGAAATTCAGGAAAAATATTTCTTGATTCTCCTTGGTACTCTGACATATCATCAATAGCATCTCCACTGATTGTATCTTGAGAGCCGGCAGCGAATCCTTTAGGAAATGCATGTTCAAAATAATACCTCTTGTTGTGATAAA